CTTACCTGCACTGTCATCAAATCCAAAGAAACCTACTTTAGCTGCAGAACCTGTGTGATATCTAAACTCTATACCTCTGTCTTTGTTATCATCTGACCCCGGAGCAGAATCACCCCCTAGAGTGAAGATAGGGTCATCTACAGTGACTGTTGTACTGTTTACTGTACTAGTAGTACCATTAACTGTTAAGTTACCTGCTAGTGCTACGTTAGCTCCATCAAAGGTCATTGCAGTTGTAGTGCCTGATTTAATTATTAAGTTGCCACTAGTATTAGTTGCACTACCAAATGTTGTGCCACCATCCTTGAAGAATATATCACCACCATCTGCATCTAGCACAATGTCTGTGGTAGCATCTAATGTTATAGTAGAACCTGAATCTATTTCTGCTATAACAGGAGTTGTTAATGTTTTGTTTGTTAGTGTGGCAGTTGAGCTTGTTGATACTAAACGAGCATCACCACCTGTACTTGGTAGTGTTAATGTATTAGATGCACTCTCTGAGTGTGGAGCACCTTGTACTGTCTGTGCGTGTGCATTACTTGATTCACAGTAGAACTTAATCTTAGAAACTGCACCACTGTTCTTTAGGTCAATCAGTCCACTTTGTATATCTACATTACCATCTAATCTTACAACACCTGTTCCGTTTGGTGTAAGTGCGATGTTACCATTGGATGTAGATACTAGACCATTACCATTTACATCTAAGTCACCACCTAGTTGTGGAGTAGTGTCTTCTACTACATTAGATAAAGCAACACCACCAACAGCTAATCCTGATACGATTGTACTTCTTGTTACTTTCTTTAGACCACCACCTGAAGTGTCTACTGCTAGAAATACATCATCGTTAGCTACTGTAGATATCTCTGATAAAGACCCTACTGCTACAGAGTTAAAGTTTGTTCCGTCTGCAATAAGTAAGTTACCTGAAGTATTAGTACCCATAGTGATATCATCACCTGATACTGTTAAGTCACCTGCTACTGTTACGTTTTGACTTGAGTCTATTGTGAGAGCAGTTGTACCTCCTGTTGCCATTGTTATAACATCAGAGCCTGAGAAAGTTATGCTAGTGTTTGTGTCTGCATCACCTGCAATGCTATCTAACTGAATACTTCCTACATTAGTTATATTGTTGTCATTAAAAGATGCAGCACCTAAAGATATAGTTCCTGTTGCTGTTAAGTTACTAGAACCTATGTCTATGTTACCAAATCCACTTGAAATAGCACCACTATCTAATGTACTAACAGTCACAAGGTTAGGCATTGCAGTTATTTCATCATCAAAGTAAGCAGACAAGTCAGTGACTGCTACTTGCTTCATTGTACCACCATCGTTAAGTACAACTCTGTCTGCATCTGCTACAGTTACAGATGAAGCACTTGTGTCTCCATCAATTATGTTTAGTTCTGTTACTGTGGATGTTATGCCATCTAATGCATTTAATTCTGCGGCAGTAGAGGTAACTCCATCTAATATGTTTAGTTCTGCTGCTGTAGATGTGATTGCAGTACCACCTAATGTTATAGACCCTGATACATCTAAGTTACCATTTAAGTCTACTGTAGTGGCTGCAAGTTGTATTTCTGTATCAGCTACAAGGTCAAGTTGTCCATCGGCACTTGAATTGATGTATATAGCTGTGTCTCTGAATTGTAGCTTCTCTGTAGAAGCAATAAGTATGTCATCACTAAATTCAAAATAATCCTCGTCTTCTTTCCATAGTAAAACACCATCTGATGTTTCACCATCAAATGTTATTGTTATATCTGTTCCTGCAGTTCCTGCACCAAAGGTAAGTGTATTACTTAGCAGTTTTGCTATAGGACCACCTTCTCCTGCAGTGCCATCATGTGAGTGTCCTGTGCTTGATGCAAAGGCAGCTAATAACTGATTAAACTCATCATTGGTATGAGCAGCAGTTATCACATCTCCGTCAGTATAAGATGATTGTCTAGTGTACGTAGCTCCCATTTATCTTCTTGCTCCTACTTGATATTCTAACTGAAACCCTTTTAGTGAGTATGGTGCAGTTGTGCCACCATCATTCACTCTTAGTGCTACAGCAAATCCTGAACCCTCTACCGATTGTCTAAATAAAGGTCGTGATGCTCCACCATATGTAGCCTTTAACGTGGATGATGCACCATATGTTGATGTTCCATATATAGCTGCAATATCTTCTGAATCTAAAGGATATGCCGCAGGTCTTGTTGATTCTTTTGATTCATAATCATATCTAACAAACAAGTCTGCATCTATTGCAGATTCAGGCTCATAGTTTACAATAACACGTTGCATATGTTTTCGTATACCTGCATCACCAAATGTCATGTCAGGACTTCTATACTTACCATTTATTTGTGTACCATCAAATGTATTACCTGATTCTTGCCTGTAAACAAATCCATTTGCGTAATCACCATGAAGTATAATAACATTTCCTGCCGATACAAATGTGTCTGTAGCTGAAGGTTTTATACCTTTAGTTTTAGAAAACTCAAAACTATTACCTTTCATAACACATATGACACCTTGGGTAGACCCTGCCGCCTGAGATGCCTTAGTAAAAAATATTCTATACTGTGTTTTATCAGGGATAACTACACTATCAAATTCAGATGCACTAGATAAATTATCATCAAAAACAGACTGTACATTAGCACTTATAGTTCCTAATTCAACGTCACCAATTCTAGCTGTACCTGCAACTGTTCTTAATCCATCAGGTCCTAAGAATATTAAGTCACCTGCAAATTCTTGAATTGTATCTCCGTTGATACATCCTATATCTCTTGTTACTGCAGTGATTGCAAAGTTAGCAGATGATGTTCCTGACATTTTAAATATTCTATTTTCACAGAATATAAATAAGTTATCTCGGAATACTTTGAGTCCTGTTATAGTATCATCTACTTTTATACTTCCAGCACCACTACCTGAAGAAAAGTTATCCTCATCAAAAGGCACACTAAATACTAATGTTTGTGGTGTTGTAGATTTACCTGCATAAAACATATGGTTTTGAAATGCTACAATAAATTTAGACCCTGCTACGGAACTTTCACTTACATCCGTGGCTGCTAAAGAAGTATTAAATATAGTTGGTGCATTAGTTCCGTCAACAACTATTATCTTACTATTACCATCAAAGTTGTATCTTTCAAAAGCATACTTACCTGCACTAGTTCTTCCTGTGTCTCTTTCAGTCCAAGATGAACCACCCGGAGTAGCACTAAATATCTTTTCACCTCTAGCTGCTAAAACAACATCTGCGAATGTAGCAACCATTAATACTTTTTCACTAGAGTCGCTTGTTTGAGGAACAATAGCAGTTACGTATTTACTAAATCCATTTATACGTCTGTAACCACCTTCTATATCAGGCTCAAAGTTTTCTAACTCTAATGCCTCACCCGGTTTCATCATAAACGTAGACCTGTTTAAAACTAGTCCACCTTCACAGTTAAATGCTACAGGTTGTACTTGTGAAGAATCAGGCATTTAGTTTATCCTTATGCTTAAATCTGCACTACTACTATATCCTATTTTTGGTATGAATGTAGACCTTATATACTCAAATCTATTTACAAGTAATGTCTGCATATTTTTTATGCCTTGCTCAAATCTTGCAAAGTTTAATTGATATTGATTTGTCTCACCTCTGTATTGATATACAAAAGCAGTTGCTCCATCAACTATAACTGCACCAAATCTATCAGGTATTGTAGTTGTGTCACTGTGAGCAGACATGTCTGTTGGGAAAGAAAAGAAGTCATACTTTAAACTAAATCCTTTAGTAGGGAATGGATATAATAAAAAGTTATTGTCAGGTGTTCTTGCTACATACTGTGGTACACCACCTTGTTCAAATTGTGCTACCTGTACTCCACTAGCTATTGAAGCCGCAGTTGTATCGTTAGCACCTCTTGTTACACCTGTAAATGTTGTACTTGAACCTATACCTGTATACGTTACTTGTTCATTACCTATAAATAAAGTACCTGTAGTATCAAAGCCTGTAGTGCTTGTTACTGTTATTGTTGTTACACTGTCCGTGTGTGTTGTGCTTGTAGTGGTTGTTTGTATTTCATCTTCTTGTGTTATGTAACTATTTACGTAATCGTTATAATTTATTACATATAGTCTACCACCACTAGACCCTAAATCTGAATCCTTTACTAATCTAAATGTATTATAGTCAACAGTTTTTGCAGTTGTAGGTATTGAATATCTAACAGTACCACCTACTAATGTTTCTGTTTTTGTTGAATGATTAAAAGGATATTGAAATTCTTTTTGATTGATATATCTAATAGATTCATTTATAGCATTTTGTACTTGAACCTGTATACCTCTAGCACTAGAAAAGTTACTTGAAGTTAGTTGCACTTCATTTAATCGTGCTAAAACTTTATTAGTATATGTTAAGTAACTTTCTGCCATTATAATTCCTATAAGTGTAGAGGAGCAAGTTGCCCTGCTCCCCTAGAAAAAGTTTAAGCTAATTGGTCTCTATCGACCTCATCAGGCTTATCATCTAAACCATGACCTGCTAAATCAATAACAGTGGCATACATTCTAAGTCTGCCTGTAGCTGGAGCAGCACCTGCAATCTTAGCATCAATAGTATCTGTAGTAGTTACAAATTGAGTGTAAGTTGAAGCTGCACTTCCTACAATAGTATTAGTTTGACCATTACTTCCTGCTGCACAAAAACCTGTTGAGGTTATATCTGCACCATCAATAATGTCATCACCTGCTGCAAAGTCCATGTCAAGAGTACAACTGCCTGTGAATGCTTTCATCACTTCTGCACCTGCATTTAAGACTAGAGTATTCGCAGGGATTTCTAACACCTGAAAGATGTCTCCGTCTGAGAAACTACCACCTGCTGCTACTAATGCATCAATATCAAGGTAAGCCTCAATATTTCTCATAACATTAGTATTCTTAGCTGATGGCATAGCTACGATAGAGTCAGAAAAGATACCTGTGGTATCCTTTGAGGTTAAATCAAAAGTTGCCATTTATATCTCCCTTATCCTACGTTATACTTGGCAGTAACGATTGCTTCAGGTCGAAGAATCTTTCTACCATACAAATGCATACCACGAACAATATCAGCAAAAGAATCAGGGTCTCTATAAGTCTCTGTCTTGTTGATTTGCTCTGCAGTAGCTACTGCTGAACTATGTCCTGCAACGATGACACCATAGTTTGAGTTTTGGTTAGCAGTTCCAGATGTTCCCGGACCTGTACCGACTGAAGGTAAGTTATTGGACATATACACGTCAAAGCCATGTATCTTTCCAACAGATAAACCTGCTCTCAATCCACCTGATTCACCGAAGTCACCATTTAGAAGACGTGAATCTTCATCCTTTAGAACTTCAATAAATGTTGGGTGTAGAACAAGCCATCTACCATCAGTGTCTACAAACTGTGTATCTAACAATCTGCCCATTCTTGCTATAACCTGTAAAGGAGTAGCAGTAGCAGTTGCTTGTGCAGTTGCACCACCTAGTCTTGGAGCTATTGGGATAGAGTGGTCACCTGCACTAC